CTCACCGTTCATCCCGGGTTTGTGAGGGTCGTGACGCCCAGAGTTTCTATTGGGTTTTCCAGATTTTGCAATGCATACACGTGTGTGAATACCGATTCGCCATTTCCCTAGACGGGGTACGTTAAGCCACCTGCTTCGCAAACGCTTTCTGTTGCCAGATCGGATCTCTTTCGAGGTCCAACAGTTCTTCGACAACGCGTAAACGAGCTATGCCACTGTCCAATGTGCCGCCAGCATACCGTGTGGTGCCAGATCGCCATTCCTTGTCCAGTTTCTCTTCTAATATCTCAACGCCCCGAGTCGCGAAACCGGGCCATGTATTTTGAACATAATTGATTGCAGAATCAATAAGAGGATTTCCAATCCCTCCAGATGCTATAATGTCTACTATCCGTGCTAGGTCGTAGATCGCTTTAGGTACTCTTCCTCCAAGTCCTACATCGAATCCGAGAAGGTGTGGGTCCACGCTTTCGCGGAACTCATCACTTGGGTCTCTCTCTACTTGAAGTATGCTGTTCAGTATGCCCTGGTTGTTACCATGAGCAGCACCGAGGTCACGGTTGCCGAACTGCTTGAGGAAGAATGCGCTGTCGCCCATTTCTACCTCACGCTCCAGATCGGTCCTGTAACCAACAACATGTTCTTCAGAAGGATCGACCACAATGGTCTTCTTCTCGTGGAAATCAAAGCCGAAGTTCTTGGCGTCTTCTGCCATGTCACCGAAGACAAGGTTTGTAGCCTCGCTCAGTGTCATACCCTTAACGATTTGGAAACCGTCATCAGATAGAACTTGCTTATACAATGGGTGTAGTCCGTACAACTCTTCCCATCGGTCGTAGAGTGCTAAGTGCACTAAACTGCCGATCCACTGCGTCAATGGGTGCCCGCTGGGCAATCCCTTAACCATTACTACACGGTGCGTTGGGCTTAAGTTGAGCCATGAGTTCTTAGTGAACAGGTTCAACAGGGCTAAGAGTGCCTTACGCATGTGGGGATGGTTGACCAAGTGGTCTGAGTCTTTAACACAGTCGTAAATTAACTGCATTAGTACTCTTTCAAAGTTACGGTCGTACTTCCGAATATCGTCGGCCATAATAATGGCTTCTGGGTGGCTCAACGCTTGTGATTGGTCCTCGTGGTTCTGAGCGGTGGACGTCCAGGCAACGTGTGTACTCTTCATATTGGTAGTTGTACCATTATTGAAGTAAGCACCAGGCCCTTTCCAGACGTGTTCGACCCCGTGGATGACACGGTCACTCGGACGACCAAACATAGTGTAATGGTTGCCGTTGACGTTGCCGAATCCTGTGGGGCTCGTATCCATGAACTCTTCGAGTGCATCAATCGATTGGGATGAGAATAGCTGAGCATACCATGGGTACCAATTTGGCAGGTCCACAGACATGTAACGTTCCCTAGAGATTGGCATGTGAAACGGCCAACCGCTGTTCCTGTTCCAGTTCATTTGACCGGTCCAAGAAGGGAAATCCTCGAAAGGTTTGATTACAACGCTTTCAAAGGCTGAGTTCCATTGCTCAAGCACAGACATTATGTTATCCCGGAGCAGGCCGACATTCAAGTCTTTACCTGTGCCAAGGTTTCCAGTGTAATGCGCGATAGTCTCTGCAGCTCCGTTGGCATCCCAGGCGGCTTTGGACTCAGTCCATTCCTCCCGTTCTTTGTTATGCCAAAAGGTCCTACCGGACATACCTAACTTTTCACACCAGTCTACATATTCCTGATATTCACGGGAAACAACTCGATAGCCAGCATTAGCCGTAGCGGCTTGCTTTTCAAAGAGTTCTTTACCCATCAAAGTGAGATTTCGATCAGAGTTGCTGTTAAACAAGCGTCCCTGAACATTTAGTATTCGACGGAAGTTGGTAACGGTGGAAGGGATCCTAACCGTCTCGACTCCAAAGGCAGCAAGACTGCGGGCCAATTCAGAAGATTCGAAGCGCCTGACGGCACTATTCATTTCCTGTTCGGTCACCGGTCGCTTATCTGGTGTCTCTGGCATTATTCATGCCCCAATTTGTTGGCCAACGTACTCGCCGTTGGCTTGACCTCTTGATGTGGCAACCTGTCAGGACGAGTCCCAACGACCACAAGGTCTACGTTTTCCGTGCGTAACCCTCTTTGAGTAAGAGGGATTTCTGAGTTTCCTGGGTTTAACTGGGCCAGTCCCTTCCAGTCAAGCGTAGTCTTTCGAACGGGGTAACACTGCACGGTGCTAGCGCCGAAGACTGCCATAAACTGTTCATGCATGATCTTATGCAATTGTGGGGGTGCTGGACGGTCCCAGTCCTTTGACACATCGGGCTGTATACTACCACTTGCGTGGTCTCTCGTTGTGTCCAGAGATACATCCTGGACTTTGGCAAGGGACAGTAGGGTTTCCCGGCCTAGGAGAGACAGAAGGTGGGCATGGTCGATCGGTGCAATGGCCAATCGATCAAAGGCAGACTCGGAGTCGGCATCAATTATCA